TTACGTAAACGCGCCTCCGCCGCGTCCCTGCTCGACGATGCGTTTCGTGTTTCGGGCGGTCTGCTCGGTCGCCTTGGCCGTGCGATCAGCGGCGCCACCGGCCGCGAATCCCTGGATCGCGGCGGGATTGAACGTGCCGACCACGCTGACCTTTGAAGCGGCCGCCGTCACGCCGGCCACGGCGTCGGCGATCTTGTCGGTCAGCTTGCCGGTGTTCAAATCCTCGCCGGCGTCGGCCTTGGCCTGTTTCGCATGCGACAGGGCGTTCTTTAGTGCTTCGCGCGCCGCCTCCAGAGCTTGCTCGGCGGCCAAGACACGTTTGGCGTGCTCGCCCTCAAGTTTCGACAGGGCGCGTACGCGTTCAGCTTCGACCTCGGCCAACGCGGCGGCCTTTTCGGCCTCACGCTCGGCGTCGCTACGACCGGCCTTGCGATCGGCCTCGGCGACGGCCGCCTGGCGATTAGTTTCGATGTCGGTTAGTTGACTGTTCAGATCGTCCCGGCCGATCTGCTTGGCGGCCTCGACGTCGAGCGAATCGTCGAACATGCCCATCACGTCGAGCCAACGATCGGAAAGCCAGTTCTGGAATTTTGACCAGACCTTCTGAAGCGTCGCGCCGAGATTCGCCCACGTCCGAGCGATGAACGCCGTCGTCTCGGGGAATGATTTCCAGAGCCAGTTGGAGACCTCGATCCAGCCCTTCTTGAGCGCTGAAAACGCCTCGATGCCAATACTGGCAAATGCAAAGCGAAAATCGTTCCAGAGCGTGCGCAACGGCTGGATCCCAGTCTCCCACGCGAGCTTGAGGCCGGACCAGAGCACTTTCGCCGCCAGGGCGATATCTCCGGCGGCCAGGGCGTCGGAGATCCCGCCGACGACGGTCCCGACGAAGTCACGTAATCGGCCGAACTGCTTACCGAGCCAATCGATCGCCTCGCCGGCTACGCCAGTGCTGATCGCCATAGTGACGCCCAGGCCGGTGATCGCGGCGACGACCAGGCCGATGGGCGAGAGCATTGCGCCGATCGCGGCGGCGACCACGCCGGCGACAGATCCGGTGGCTGACAGGATTGTGATGATCCCCCCAATCGCGAACGCCGCCGCCTGGGCGGCAAAGCCGATCGAGAGCAAAGCGCCGCCGGCCAGCACGACACCGGCCGCGACCTTGGCGATCGTGAGTACGATTGCTTTGTTTTCCTTGATCCAGTTCGTGATCGTCGCGGTGACCTTGCCGGCCCTGGTCGCCAGGTCGGTCAACGTCGGTCCCAAAGCACTACCCACGACAACAGCGACGTTTTTCAACGTGCGCCACGCTACATTCATCGCGTCAGTGAGCGCTGCGGCGTCGGCGGCCGTCTCCGATGAGATCGTCAAGCCGAGGTCGCGCGCCTGTTTTTGCAGTTCCTCCATGCCGGCGGCGCCGTCCTGCATCATGGGCAACAACTGCGTACCCGCCCGACCGAAGATCATCATCGCTATAGCCGCGCGTTTACCTGGATCCTCGATCTGGCTCAGCTTGTCGCCGATCAGCTTGAACTGCTGTTCAGGCGACAGCCCCTCCAGTTGGTTTAGTTCAAGCCCAAGGTCGGAGAGTGCGTCCGTCACCGTCGAGAGGCCGCGCCCGGCGTCGTTGACCGTCCGAGCCATCGTACGCAGTCCCTTCTCGACGGTTTCCAGGTTCGATCCCGACTGCTCAGCGGCGAATCCGAGTTCGGACAGGGCTTCGGCGCTGACGCCGGTACGCGCCGACATCTTGTGCAACTGATCGCCCGCGGCGGCAAAGACCTTCGCGGCGCTGAGCAACGGCGCCAGGACCGAGCCGCCGATGGCGCCCATCTTGAGACCGATCGACTTCACGCCGGCGCCGAACGCTTTCAGACGCGCTTGGGCTCGTCGCAAACCGCGCATGAGCTTGCTGTCGTGCGTCCCCAACTCGACGTACGCCCGACCGGCCTTGATCCCGCGTGCATTGCCCATGTCAGCCCTTGATGCTGTTCGCCCAGCCTCTGACGAGGCGGTCTTCGCCCTTCTCGAGCGCCGGCCCCATGAACGGCCTGGGTTTGATCGTTATTCGCTTTTTGACCTTCTTGCCTTTGCGGTATTTTGTGATCGTGGCCTGACCGCCGTGCTCAAGAGCGTGCGGCGCCTCCGACTTCTTGAATCCGATCGGCCCGACGACATACGTATCCGCGCGAGCGTCATACCCGAAGTAGATCAACTGCCGCAGACTGCCTTCGTGCGAACTCGGCGGCTGACCAGGCGCAGACGACTTTTTCCGCTTGCGGATGCTCCGCTTGGCCACGGTCCGGACGCACGCCCCGGCACGACCCAGGGCACGACGCCGCGCCTTGTTGAGCGCGGCCGTGATGCGCTGGCGATCGAAAAACAGGCCTTTGAAACCTTTACAATCCATCGTGAACATCAGCCCGACCTCGGTGTCGTTGCGATCGCGTCCCGGAACTGCTCGCCGTCCAGCGGACGATCGAGCACGACGATGTTGGAAAAACGCAGATCGACCACGGCGGCGCCGGTGCGCCCGCGTAGCAGCGTCAGCAACTCGCGCAACCGCTCCGGCGTGCCGATCAACGTCGCGTGCTGTGCGTTAATCACCCGCGCCATCGCCGCCGCCTTCCGCCTCGACCGGAGGCGTTTGCTGATTGAACAGCGCCAGCAACACCTGGATCAGGTCGGGATTGCCCTCGAGCAGTTCAGCCAGTCGTAGATCGTTCGTACTGGCCTTGTCGAGCTGGGCCGATCCCTCGCCGCCCGACGCCGACGCAGCCTGATCGACGATCCCGCCGGGTGCTACGGCGATCGGCACGGCGACACCGGTCTCCGGCTTGACGTCCTGCACCGGCGACGCCGTCTGCGTACCAACCGGGCTGGCGGTGGCCGTCGCGGTGCCTGTCGCCGTTCCGGTTTGTGTCGGCGTGGTCCCGCCAGTGGTGACGGTCACATGGATCCCGCTCTGCGCATAACCGGCCCCGGCGACGTCCGCCTTTCCCTCGGCGTTCTCGATCTGAGCGAGCAGAGGGGCGATCCCGCCGTCTCCCAACGCGGTTTGCGGCGTCGCCGGCGTACCGGCGCGTCCAGGCGCGTTGAGCACCCAAATACTCACGGTCGACCCCTGCGTCGCCGACTCCTGTTCCGAACTGGTCGGCGTGAGCACATCCTGCACCGGCTGTTGAGCGAACGGCGTATGCGTGGACTGAGCACATCCGCCGAACACGAGCATCCCTGCAAGCAAAATGAGTAAATAGTTGATCCGAGACATCATTTCTCCTTCCGTGGCGTTTTGCCTTTATTAATGAATATGTCTTTCAAAATCCCGACGCCCACCTTGGGCGCCTTGGTCCTGGTCGCGAACGGGTTGAAGTCGGCCGGTTTCACGGGCGATTTCTTCGGATCACGATGACAGTTCGCGAGTAGCGCCATCAACGCCGAAGTCTGACACCATTCCGCTCGCTGCCTGGCCTCGGCCATGGTGTAGAGTTCGTGCAGCGTCAGCCGGTCGGGATCGACGCCGACGATTCCGGCGCATTGCCAGATGAATCGCCAGCACTCGCGAGCGCTTGATCGACGGCCCGTTCCAGTTCGCCGCCGGCGAGTCTTTGCTCGATCAGATCGCCCGCCCGGTCGATCGCCTTCCAGGTCGTCGCTAACACCGTCCGGAGATTCGCCCGATCCCTCGGGCTCGGGAAAAAATCCACGAGATCCTCCAGGAGCGCCTTGGTCGCCTGGTCGAGCGCGTCGCCGGCCATTGCGCGGCCGAAATCCTCGTCGGCGACTTCCTGCTCGTCCGCGTCCGGTTTGCACACGGCGTAGATCACGTCGCAGAGCAGGACCGGATCGGACATGAGTCTCTGGAGCAACGTCCCATCGGCGATCTCCAGCAGATCGACGCCGACCAGGTCGCGTACGCGTTTGATCGTGCTGACGTTGATCGCCAGCGACCATTCGCGTTGTTCGTTGTCCTTGAAGATCTTCACGATCGCTCCTACACAGTAGAGTCGTAGAGGATTCCGAGTTTGAGCGACGCGGCGGCCGTCGCGGCTTGCGTCACGACGACGTGCGTGATCGTCTTGCCGGCCAGCGGGTTGGTCGCCGCCCCGCCGTTGAGCCAATGCCACAACTCGCCGGCAACCAGGTCGAGCGACAGTTCCAGCGTCGTCGAGTCATAAAAGCCGACATGTCCGCGTTGGGCGCACAGCGCCGCGATCGCTTCGAGTCGATCGCCGTCGAAGTCGGTGTCGATTATTTGCTGTTTCTGGACAGTGATCGCGGTATCGACCGGAGGCAGAGCATCGCCGGCGCCGGCGGTGATCGGGACGGACGTACCGGCCACCGTGCCGACGACCACGTGGTAGCGCCGGCCGCCGGTCCAGTAGAGATCGACCTTGTCGGCCGTCTGGATCCCGTGTCCGGCGCCCAGCGTCAACGTACCGACCGTGTCGCTGGTTCTTGTCGAAAGCGTCCCGGCCTTCGCCGCCGCTAACTCCGGGGCGTGCGCGATCTGTCCCTCGGCCTGACGCGTGATCGACGAATTCATAACCACGCCGGCGATATCGGCATTGATCGTTAGTCTGCTCGTGAACATCAGCTGCCTCCAATCCAGCTGGGCGGATCGTTGGAATACGCGATCTTGACCGAGACCGAGACGGTGATGGCGTCGCCCAACGGCTCGTTGCGCGTGAAATTCAGCACCTCGAAATCGGCCTGCAATCCCTCGCCGGACTCGCCGTCCTCGCCGCCGTCGAGCGCTTGAAGCCCGATGATCGCATCGTCGAAATACGCGTTCTTGATCGCCGTGAAGCCGGCGTCGTTAGTATCCCAGACCATCTCCCACTCGATCGAGGCGTCCTTCATGCCGGCCTTGATCCGCTTCCATCGACTGGCGCGCGAAGACGCGTCGGCTTCGCTCTTCTCGAGGTTGAGCGTGACGTCCTTGCAGTTGGTCAGGATGATCCACGACCCGCCGCCGGAGATGCCACCGGTCTTGTATTTGAGTACGGCGTCCAAGCCTGTTTTGGCGCCCATCGATTACCTCCTCACGCGATACGTGACTGTGAGCAAACTTGTGAATACGCGCTGCGTGTCCAGATGATCCGGGTCGAAGACCGGCTCGTTCTCGATCGCGACGAACGCGGCGCCGACCGGCCGAATCGAACGCAGGCAATCGACGACCTCCTCGACCAACGTCATCAACGCATCGAGTTCGTCGGCGTCGGCGGAGTCCAGCTTCTTCTGAATCCCGATGTCGATCGTGCTGTCGAAGTCGCTGTCGGATCGGGATGCGGGCGTGATCGTCTGCGACTTCGGAACGATCGTGACGTGCAGCGTCTTGAGATCCTTGAGTTCGACCGCCGGCTGATATTTCCGCTCGGCCGTTAACTCCTGGCTGAACTCGCCGTCGTTTAAGCCGGCAACTACAGCGGAAGCAACGTTGATCATGGCGCTGCTCATGGCCGCCGCTCCCCGCGAAGCTGGGATTTCAGGTTCTCGACCTCGGCGCGCAGGCGTACCAGCTCGTCATGGTCGCCGCAGGCGCCGTTGCTCTTCTTGCGTCCGATCGCCCACTTGACCAGGCCGAAGCATTCACGGACCACCATCCAGGCGATCAAACCGACCAGGCCGTACTGGGCGGCGGGATTGTCGAGTCTCGTCGTCTCGGCCAGCATCAGGCCGGCCGTCAACTTGGCGATGTCCGGATTCATGCGACCTCCGTGTCGATGTGCTTCGTGTGGATCCGTAGCGTTTTGCGATACTGGTCGCTGTAGCGGTAAGGCGGCTCGCCGCCCGGCCCCATGACTTCGTAAACGAAGACCTGACTCTCGACGGTCTCGCGGACCCGATCGCCGGCTTGCGGCAGAGTCTGCGAGCCACCGAGGATCAGATCCGCGGTACGGATCAGGAAGTCTCGCGACTCCAGCTTGTGAACGATGTTGTGATCGTCGACCTGCTCGAACTCGCTGTCGCCGATCGTCGCCGCCAGCTCGCACGAAGCCACATCGCGCTGATATGTAATCGTGCGCGTCATGTGTGCGTGCCGCTGGTGGGTGAGCCAATCAACGCCTTGTTCGAGCAGGTCGGTCACTGGATCACCCTCTACGAATCGACGTCGCCGTCCTGGATCAGCATCATCCGCACCGTCTCGTCGTCGCTGGCGGCCGCCGCGATCGCTGCGCCGAAATACTGGTTGCTCGTTGCGGTCGTCGTCGCGGCGCCCGTGCCGGCCGTACCGCCGACCGGGTCGCCGTCAGCGTCCCAGTACAGACGCGCGCCGGCCGTGATCGCCCCGGAGGCCTTGACGACGTCGAATACGCCTCGCGTCGCCAGCGCGCCGAGTGCGTTGGCCGCGATAGGGGTTTTCGCGATCGCGACAATCTGTCCCTGAACGACGACGTCGCCGGCGGCGACCGCCGAACTCGGTGTGTGGTCGATGCTCGCCGCTTTGGCGACATACTTAGCTTTGTGTGCCTGAGCCATTTGTTTCATCTCCTCTGGCCGTTAAGGCCTCTGGTTAACTTGGTTTAGGCTTCGCCCTTCACACGGACGCCGCCCTTGGGCTCCTGGAGCGAGCAACCGAAATCGTGATAACCGCGCATCCGGATCCCCAGCACGTTGAAGTCAGCCTCGGCCGTCTCGATCGTCGGCGACTCCTGGCCGTTCAGGAATGCAACCTCGATCACCGCCAAGTCGGTTGGATCGGCCAGCAGATACCACGCCTTGGAGCTGGCGCCGGTGTACTGACTGTTGGACAGGTAACGACTAACCTCCGGACGGAACTTGTCCGTATGCGGGTTGGCCACCGGGTATTTCCGGTTGGAGTTCGTGTCGCGGATCTCCAGCGACTTGTAGAGCGTCGTCCCCACGGCGCTCAGAGCAGTAGGAACCAACAATATCGAAGGCATGATCCCGATCGGCTTGCCGTCGCTATCTACCTGGTCCATGAAGGCCACTTCGGCCTGGTCCAGACTGTCGATACCCAGCGCCGTGTCGGCGCCGTCGAGGTAGTTGTTGTTGGCCGCCTTGAAGAAGTCGGCGTTATTAAGGAACACCGTCCAGAAGACGTCGTTGATCTTCAGCCCGCTGCCCCGTCCCAGCTTACGCGGCACGGTCGTGATCGCGCCGAGGTCGTCGTTGATGATGTCGCGCCGATCGATCGTCAGCATCAGGCCGTACGTGTCGGCCTTGTTGGTGTAGCTCTCTTCCCCCAGCGTGCCGTGCTTGAACTCGCCGCCCGGGGCGATCTCTTCGTACTGGTCACGGCCGATCAGCCGATAGCTGGTGACCGTCTTGAAATCGCTGACGTTGCGCGTGGCGCAGATGTTCCGCCAGACCCGCTCGACGCTGAAGAAACCTTCCAACAGAAACTTGTTCGAGACGTTGCTCAGGATCCCGCCGACGTCGATCGTGGAGAAGCCCGCCTGGACCTGGCGTCCGAAGGCGTAACGCAGCACCTCGCGACTGTCGCGAAAACTGCGTCCGGTGTAGCCGTTGGACCAGGCCGCTTCGAGCAGCAACTCCTGTAGGCCGATCCCGCCGCGATAGCGTCGCGCGGCGGCGTCGAGCGTCTGTTCATCAAAATGCTTCTCGGCCTCGGATCCGCCGGAGGTCAGCATGCAGGCCGCCTCCAGGATCGGGGCGCTCAGGGATCTGTCTGCAACATGGATCAC